ATGAGGGAGTTTCTTGTTGCCAGGTCTTCATCTGCCAGCCACTGTGTCAGCATGGATGTTATCGCCTGATCGGAATCGGCCAGTAACTCATTCGTAACCGGCAGATAGCCTGCATATTTGTCAATGGTGTAATTCACAACGCCGAACTGCGGACCGTCTTTCTTCCCGATCTTTCCACCTTCTCCCACCTTTACGAAACCAGTGTGCTGCGCACGGGTCTTATAGGTCCTGCGGCCGGAAGATGTGCTGACGATTTCCGTGGACACCAGTGATGCAAGGGAAAAACTCGCTTCCCGGAGGGTGTTCACCTGCGTCTGGATGTCCTGCGGAACTGTATAACCGCCATCTGCTCCTGTTCCCTCGTTGTTGTAGTTCCGGAATCCGTGGCGTGCTGCGTCGGCAAAGTCCTTCACGGGGTCTTTGTTCTGCGCATTTGCACCAGGTACCGGCGTTGCATGGTTCGCGATCGGCTCCTCATCCATATCTTTCAGGATGTCGAATGTCTCCTGCATCTTCACCAGCTCTTCCTTTTCTGCCTTTGCCTCTTCTAGCTTCCCGGCATCAACCAGATCTTTAACCTTCTTTTTCTGCTCGTTGATGCTGTTCAGCATTTCCAGTAACTTTTTCTTATTCATTTTCATACCTCCGTTGTGTATATATCATTCAGATGCCGAACGCATCCAAATCACGTAAAATTGCATCCGCCTCTTCTTTTTTTGCGGCTTCTGCCTCCTTTTCGGCTTTTTCTTCCATAACCTTTTTGCGGATTTCGTCGGTCAGGCGGATTCCGCCCACCGCATTGATCATCGTTCCGGAAGGTTCTGCCGAACTTGAAATTTCATCAATAAATCCCATTTCCACACACTGGTTTGCGGTCAGCCACGTCTCGCTGTCCATCGCTTTCAGGATTTCTTCCTGTGACCGTCCGGTTTTTTCCTCATAGGCCGCTGCCAGCGCACTGTTGAATGTTTTCAGGACGTCAGACATTTTTTTCATATCGTGATAATCGCCCTTCCCGGATCCCTGCACATTGTGGATCATCAGCATGCCTACCGGCGAAATGTCCGAATGTCCGGCCATTGCTATGATGGATGCGGCAGAACAGGCCTGCCCCTCTACATGGATCCGTGTCCGCGAATCATTCCGCAGCATAGAATAGATTTCCTGACCGGCACTGACGTAGCCTCCCGGACTGTTGATGTAGACATCAATGGTCTCGTCGGGCTTTGCCGCTTCAATCGTTGTCTTTACTGCCTTGGGGTAGGTGCATTCCCATTCCAGCCAGTTGTAAATCCATGCATCATCATTTGTGATGATATCGCCTTTTATATCAATCCTTGCCATTGTCTCCCTCCTTTCCGTACTGTTTTCCAACCTGGGTAATCGGTATATAGTTACCGTTGCACATCAGGATGTCCCCGCCTTCCTTGTCTGGAAGCTGCAGCATCCGTCTACCCTCATTTGGCGTATAGATGCCATTGTTTACATATCCGGTAACAATTTCTTCCTGCGTCTTAGCGTCTGTCCTCAAAAGCGCGTTTGTATTCAGGGCATAGAAAAAGCCTGCATCCTGTTCCTTTGGAAGCAGACCTTTGTAATTGATTTCCTCTTCATACATTTTTACGCGGGGCAACATCGTATTCACTAAAAACTGTATGTTCTGCGCTTCGGAGTTGCTGTATGATGCCTTTTCATAGTCATTCAGGAATGTGGGTGATATTCCGAATGCTGCGGCAATCTGGAGGGCAGTGTACTTTTTCAGTTCATAGAACTGTGAATCAACAAAACTGGAATCCAGCTTTTGAAGCTGCATACCCTGCGGAATCGGGATAACCTTTCCGGCATTCTCCGGTTTTGTCAGACGCTCCGCAAATTTCTGCTGCAATGCCCGGATCCGCTTTTCGTCCAGGACATCCGTATACTGCATGACCATTGATGCCGTCATTCCATATTTATATTTATTGGCAATAACTTTCTGGGACATCCCCAGGGAATCAATGGTGTCCTTCAATATCACCTTAACCGGCTCCCCGGTATATCCTCCGTCCCTGGAATACCAGGTCTTGAAATGCCACACCTCCGAACTGTCAAACAGCATCGTCTCCCCGGTCTTCGGGTCCGTATACTGGTAATGGATTCCATTCGGTTTCCCGAATACCCCTGCATTGTCAAACCATATGGTTACATCCTGCGGCCGCATAATCCACAGCCCCCGCCAGTGCCAGGTCCCGCCATAGTTTCCCCTCCGTTCCAGTCCTGACTGGACATAAACGAATGCATTCCCATATTCCTGGCACAATTGTTCTGTGGTCTGCCAGAAACATGACGGCGTCATGTATGGGTTCGGGCGCAATGTCAGCAGCCGCGTCATTTCCGTCGGGTCTGCCCTGATCCTCCCGGAACTGGTATCCTGGTAATATTTCCAGGGCAATTTCCCCATTGTTTCAGAAAGAAGTTTTATACATGCAAAATAGGTGGCCTCCTGAATTGCCTCTGTCCGGTCTGAATCAATTCCCAGCCACTCCAGCAGCTTGGAATCGTTCAGCCCGACGGATTCCACATAATTTCTGATTATTCGTCTTTTCCATCTGTCAATAATTCCCATTTACCAATCCTCTTCCAGAAAACGGTCTATATCGCTCAAAATGCTTTCCTGGTTGTTCTGCTCTGTTATCCAATACATGGCCAGTTTGAACGCGCATAGGACTGCATCCACAGGGTCAATCCGTTGCCTACTGGCATCCTTATCAATCTTGATCATCCCGTTGGCCGTTCGCGTGACCGCATTTGATATACAAAAATTTAGCAGCGCATCCGGAAGATACAGCACCTTCCCGGAATATACTGCTTCACGGAACCCCAGTGTTGCCTCATTCAGGCTCCGCTGGGACTGGTATACCTCCTTCATGTCGTATCCTTCCGCTGCCATATCCATTGCGAACTTAGATGCTCCGGAAGGGTCATAGCAGACAGATACAATATCCCACCTATTTTCCTTTGCGGTCGTTTTGATGTACTCCATGACAGCGGACTGGTCTACAATCGGCGTGTCTGTCACCGTGATCAGCCCTGCCCGCTCTGCCGCATCGTAGGGAAAATGATCAACCGCGATGTGCTCCATCAGCTTATCCCGGTTTGGGATAAAACTGTGTTCTGATACGATATAATTAACCTCTTCCCCGTTTTTGTATGGAAATACCCACGCCACGGATGTCAGGTCTGTTTTCTTTGATAAATCAACCCCGCAGTACACATCCATGCCAGTTAGGTCGATCGGCACTTTTTTCACCTCGCATGCCTTCCATTTTGCCATATCCATATAACCGTTGTGCTTTGCCTGTACCCATACATCCCCCATCTTGGTCAGCCAGGCGGTCATCTTCTCCGGAATCTGGCAGGCGATTTCATATTCTTGCCTGATTTTCTTACGCCCTTCCGGATAGGTCATGCGGATAGGATTTGCTTTAATCCAAACCTCTTCCGGGATATGGTACGGGTCCGCATAATCTTCCGGATCCAGCTCCATGATGTCGATCAGATATTCATCATTCCAGACATCAATATTCGGGTTAATGACATTGGAGCAGTAGGAATACTCCTGCTGGTAGCATGGCACATTCAGATCCTTTCCGGCGGTTGTGATGATTGTAAGCAGGGATTCCTTTGTGTTAGACCCCAGTGCCAGATCATAAAAATCTGTATTCTGGTGCTGGTGATATTCGTCCAGGATATACACAGCCCCGTTTGTTCCATCACCGCTCTTACCGTCATCCTTTGACAGCGGCTTCAGGAATGATCCAGATTTGATATGCACAATCTCATTCCGGTTAAACTTAAACCTTGTCTGCAGGATGGAACCGCGTGACATCAGGCCGCATTCATCAAATACAATCTTCGACTGGTCTCTTTTTACTCCGGCAGTATACTCTTCGTATACCTCTCCATGCCGTGTGCTCTCCACACTTAACTCATACAGGGCAATTCCTCCCAGCGTCTGGGATTTTGCGTTCTTTCTGGCCACCTCTTCAAATAGCTTAGTGAACCTCTTTCCGCCGGTTTTCCTGTTCCTCCATCCGTATAACTGGCAAATGACAAATTTCTGCCAAGTCGTTAGAATAATCGGTGTGCCAGCCAACACACCTTTGCTATGCTTAAACAGGGCGAACCAATCAACAATTTCCTTGGCCTTTTGCTCGTCCCATCCGTAGGGATATTCCGGATCCTCCGATTTTTTACAATCGCTCAGTAACCGCTGGCATGCGTGCTTATGCTTTTCACAGGCAACAATTTCTCCATTGATGCAGTCCTCTGCGTACTGTTTAATTTCTTCTAGTATGGTCACATAAACATCCCTCAGATTGCTCCAAATTCCTGTTCAATCTTATCTTCCTTCTTGCTGGCTTTTTCTGCAGCTGCCTTCATCCGGCTGGATACAGATATTCCGCACATGTCGGAAAACCGTCGAAGCTCCTGCGCATACTTAATCTGCAGATTGGATGCCGCAGAAAGTATCTGTATTCTTTCCGCTGTATCCTCGATCTTCTCTGCCTCTTTGATCTGTTCCGTATAATACCGGTACTGTGCATAGGCATTGCAGTATCCGGCTATATTTGCCAGATCCAGATTCCCGATAATATCAATACTCTTCAGCTGCGGGACAATCCGCTTCCACTCTTTTTTTGCATCATTATTCACCAGCCATACCGGCGGTTTGGTCAGTTCGTCCCTCCCGGTCTGTACGGATTTTTCCTCATACTCCAGCCGGATGATCTTCTCCCTGTTCAGGTTTCCTTTCTGGGATGACAGGGGTTTTCTAGCTCTACCTTTCATCCTGATTCCCCCTCTGTTTTTTATCAGATTTCAGCGCTTTTTTTATCTCAATTACGTACTTATTAAAAATGCTATGCTGTTTTCTGATAATTTGACCTATTTTTCTCATTTTAGAAAATGTTCCATTTAGAAAATTGCGTACGATTCAGAGGGACGTGCGGTCTGGAAGTCAAAAACGCAAACTTTTTTGACGCCCCCTAGGGCTATTCCGATGCCTGTTGTCGATATTGTT